CAAAGATGACCCAAGTAGAGTCGCTGTTAACTTGAAGCGTAAAGCTGTACGCAAAGATGGATCTGCAAACGATCCTGTTGCTGTTGTTGACAGTCAAAAGAAAGCTATACCTGCTACCATTAAGATTGGTAACGGCTCAGTTGGTAATGTAAAAGTATATCGACGAGAGTATGATGTAGCTGGTCGTCAAGGTGTCTCCACAATCTTGACTGCAATTCAAATTACAAACCTAATTGAATACACTGGGTCTGTTGACTTTGACGTGGAAGGAACAGAGGCTGACGACTCTGAGTTCTAAGGCATAATCGTTTACTGTCTTAATATGTAAACTAATTTGCCAAAGGGATAGGAATAGTAAGGAAACGGATGTTTGTTATTCTTATTTCAATAGGGTTTGTTGGTCTAATAATTCTAGATTACCTAGATAAACGCCAGTAAATCCATTCTAAGGGGCTCTAGCTATCTCACTAAGGGGTAGCTAGGGCTTCAATTATTCTTCGTTATACGTCAAACCAGAGGGCTCTCCGTAAGTTCTAGGTAATTAGGTACCTTATAGGGAACTACCTAGAAATGGAGATGATAATGTCAGAAGCCCAAAAAATTTATACACAAGATGATGTAACAGAAGGAAAGAAAAAGATACACCCTAACTCATTGGCTAATCTAAAGCCTCGTCATGATAAAGAACATATGGCGATGATGACAGAGAAAGCTACTGAAGCTAGGATTAAGAATGAAAAGATGAAAGAAGAAATGAAAGATGTTCTTGCTCTCGTTAATAATTTATCAGATAGCCTTATGGAAAGTATACCTAAAGGTCTGACTGTTATGAAACTCGCTATGATTAAAGCTATATCTACTGACGATATGGTTGAAGCCGCAAGGCTTGCTTCTATTGTAGCTGAGTATGAACAACCTAAACTACAACGATCTGAAAATGTAAACACTAACTTTGACTATACAGACCTCACTGATGAGGAACTACAGGCAGAGATTAATAGACTTTCAGGTGGTTAATCAGGGGCTTTATGCCCCTTATTTTATTGCTCAACCGACAACGTTTACATGCTTTTTTTGAGCAACCGACAACGGAGGACAGGCACATGCCGTCATATGTTATTAGAATTGAAGATAGCGAAGACCTAGCAAGCGTCAGAGTTATGTTTGAAGCAGAAGGTATAGATATAGTGGACGAAGATAGTAAAGCATTCCAACTATGTGCATACCTATTAGATTGTGTACAAGGTTTGGAGGATGATTATATAGATGACACAACAATCCACTAACAATACTTTAAAACAACGTGAGAAAAGGTACGGTTCCTTTGAGTCTCAAGGTAAGATATCTCAGGATATGAAAGCTGCAATGAGAATCACCGACAACTGGGAGACGCTTACATACTCACAAAAAGAATCCTTAGAGATGATCGTGCATAAAATAGGAAGGATACTTAACGGTGATCCTAACTATGCTGATAGCTGGCATGACATAGCTGGGTATGCAACATTGATTGACCAACAGTTAAGCGGAGGTACTAATGGCAGGTAAAGGTTCAAGACCAAGACCAATGCCTAATAGGGCAGGGTTTGATAGTAACTGGGATGCAATCTTTGGTAAAAATAAAGATAAAGAAGATAAATCAAAGAGCCCTTCGGGCTCCAAAAAGAAAGGTAAATAATTATGATAATAGATATTATTGAAGTAGGTATTATACTAGCGATAGCAGTATTTATTTTGTTAAGCTCAAATGCATTTCTAAATGAAGTGCAAAAAGAATGGCTCAGAGGAGTAACTCGTTATGAAAAAGTGGTGGCGTATCTGGGCAAAATCTTTGGGCGAAAAGGTGGGAGAGACTGATAGCCAAGCAGACATTGTAGCAGCTATCAGAACTTTCTGGTGGGTTGTGCATATCATGACCTGCTTTATGATTATAATTCACAACGCAACTAAGTTAGGTTGGATATGAAAGCATTACGTATTATTAAATGTGACGACCCCAATAAATGGTACGCCTCTCTTGTGGGAGAGGTTGTACCGTTACTCGAAGTAGAAAAAACAGAGTATAAATCTAAAGAGCCTGAAGGCTTTATCAATTTTGTATCTAAGGAAGACGCAGAGATTGTCAACCTTAGCCGGAGATAACATGGAATACATGACCTGTAATAAATGTGGAGTAAAGAAAAGCTGTGAAGAGTTCCCTATGGAAAGTGGTAGGGGGTATCGTAAAACAACTTGTAGACTCTGCATAAAATCTATAGCAAAGGTACGAAAGGAATTACGAGAAACTGTAGAAGAACCACCAGAGGATTATCAATGCCCAATCTGTCTGCGTAATGCAGAAGAAGCTAAAGGTTGTGGCGGCAAAAACAAATCACCATGGGCATTAGATCATGACCACTTGACCAGTAAGTTTAGGGGTTGGATATGTCACTCGTGTAACAGGACGTTAGGTGGACTGAAGGATGACTTCGGTGCACTTGCGAGAATTAGAAACTATTTAAAGAAAGGTAGAGAATGAACACATCAAATAAAATCTTATCAGACATAACTGTATTCAGTAAGTATTCAAAGTACATACCTGAGCTGCAGCGTAGGGAAACTTGGCATGAGTTGGTTACTCGAAACAAAGAGATGCACCAACGCAAGTACCCTAAGATGAAGAAAGAAATTGAGAAAGCATACAAGCTAGTGTATGAAAAGAAATGTCTGCCTTCTATGAGAGCCTTGCAGTTTGGTGGGGCTCCAATTGAGCTAGCCCCTAACCGTATTTACAACTGTGCATACTTACCTATCGAAAGCCCTGAAGCTTTTGCTGAGAGTATGTTCCTATTGTTAGGTGGTACTGGTGTAGGTTACTCAGTACAACGACATCATACCCGTAAGCTACCTGAAGTAGTAGGACCTAAAAAGCGTAAGCGTAGGTTCCTTGTATCAGATAACATTGAGGGTTGGGCAGATGCAGTAAAGGTTCTATGTGAATCTTATTTCTTTAACATGATGGACGTTGAGTTTGACTATCGTGACATCAGACCTAAGGGTGCAATGTTAATTACAACAGGTGGTAAAGCCCCAGGCCCTCAACCCCTTAAGGATTGTATTCACAATATGAGATCTATCCTTGACCAAGCTATCGGTCGTCAGCTTACTACGTTAGAAGTGCATGACATGATGTGTTACATTGCTGATGCTGTACTGACTGGTGGTATTCGTAGGGCTGCAATGATTTCGTTGTTCTCTATGGATGACTCTGCCATGCTAGGTTGTAAGTCTGGTTCTTGGTGGGAACAGAACCCACAACGAGCACGAGCAAACAACTCTGCTGTAATACTACGGCACAAGATTACCAAAGAATCTTTTGATAAACTTTGGGAACGTGTAAGGTTGTCAGGTTCTGGTGAGCCAGGCATCTACTTAACCAACGACAAAGACTGGGGTACTAACCCATGTTGTGAGATTGGTCTGCGTCCATATCAAATGTGTAACCTAACTGAGATGAATGTATCTGACATAACATCCCAGAAGGACCTCAATGAACGAGCACGAGCTGCATCATTGATTGGTACACTACAAGCAGGGTATACAGACTTCCATTACCTACGACCTGAATGGCAAGAGACTTGTGAACGTGAGGCTCTTATCGGTGTAGGTCAGACTGGTATTGGTTCTGGTACTGTGCTAAAATATGATTTAGAAGAAGCCGCTGAGGAGGTAAAGAAAGAGAATGAAAGAGTCGCTAAACTATTGGGCATCAACTGCGCTGCACGTTGTACTACTGTCAAGCCAAGCGGCACTAGTTCTTGTGTGCTGGGCAGCAGTTCTGGTATTCATGCTTGGCATAACGATTACTACATTCGTAGGCAACGTATCGGAAAGAATGAAGCCCTATATGGATACTTCGCTGAGAACCACCCAGAGCTGGTGGAGGACGAGTATTTCAAACCTGAAGAGCAAGCTGTAATCGAGATACCTCAAGCTGCACCTGAAGGTTCTATACTTCGTAACGAAAGTCCGATTGATCTACTTAACAGGGTTGGTCGGTATAATACAGAGTGGGTGGCCCCAGGTCACCGTGAAGGTCAGAACAGCCACAACGTATCATGTACTATCTCTATCAAAGATGATGAGTGGGAACTGGTAGGTGAGTGGATGTGGAAGAACCGTTATCACTTCAACGGTATCTCTGTCCTACCGTATGATGGTGGTACTTATGTACAAGCACCATTCGAGGATATCACCGAAGAGCGTTACCGTCTAATGGAGAATGCATTGACTGGTATTGATCTTACTAGAGTCCAAGAGGTAGAAGATAAGACTGACCTAAGTGCCGAAGCTGCATGTGCAGGCGGTGCTTGTGAAATAACATACTAAACTAATTGACCTGAGCATGGTCCTTAAACTGCTCAGAGAGGACTAACTATGAGCAAGTATGTATTTGATATAGAAACTAATGGGCTATTCCCTGATAAGATCTGGTGTCTTGTACTAGAAGATACTCAGACAGGGGATGTCCATTCCTTCTCTGACTACGACGATAACCTTCCATCTTTGGATCAAGGTCTGTCGCTTATGTCAGAGGCAACAATACTAGCAGGTCATAATATTATAGCCTTTGACTTACCTGTGCTTAAGAAACTAACAGGTTGGGTTCCAGATAGTAAGACTAAACTCTGGGATACCTTCTTGATGTCACAGATATGTAAGTACAACAGGGGTCATATGCATGGCCTTAAAGGTTGGGGTGAGTTCTTTGAGTATCCGAAAGGTGATCATGAAGATTGGACCTGCTACAGTAAAGAGATGCTTAAGTATTGTATACGTGACGTTAACCTGAACACCAAGGTGTATCAACGGTTATCTAAAGAAGCATCAGTACTGATAAAGCAGAACCCAATGTTTCTTCAAGCACTTAACCTTGAGCATGACTTTGCAAAAGTAAATGCAGAGATTACTCAAAAGGGTTGGGTCTTTGATATGGATAAAGCAGAAGCTTTGTATGAACATATCCTTGAAGAGATGGAGCATATCGAAGAAGAGATAAACCCTCAGCTTGGTAAGGTTGCTGTCATGAGGGGTAACAAAGAAGTAGATCAGATCACAAAGAAAGATGGCTACTACTACAAAAGAGTTACTGATTGGTTCCAGATTGAAGAAGACTGTCGGGCATCCGATGGTATTGTAGCTGGACCTTACACTCGAGTAGAGCTAGTCAACGTTAACATTGGTCAGATGGCAGAGGTTAAGAAGTTCCTTATGGATAGGGGCTGGAAGCCTGATGACTGGACTGTTAAGAAGATTAATGGTAAGTGGATTAGACAAAGCCCTAAGCTAACCGACAGTTCCTTGAAGCCGTTGGGTAGACTAGGTAAGCTTATCAGTGACTACTACATGTTACGTAACAGACTGGGCACAGTCGAAGGTTGGATAGAAGAGGTTAAAGATGAAGAGAAGTTTAATGACGGTCGTCTTCATGGCTCTATGTTTACAATCGGCACTCCATCTTTCAGGTGTAGGCACAGGACAATCGTCAACATTCCAGGTGTCTATGCCCCCTATG